CCATGACAGGGCTGAGAAGGAAGATGAGAAAAAGGATGGTGAGGAATAATGGCATACACGAATAGTCCGATGGTAGTTTATACGAAGCTGAGTCCGAACCATTCCGGGCAGAGGACGATGGCGATTGACAGGATCACGCCTCATTGTGTGGTCGGCCAGTGTACGGCGGAAGGTCTGGGCGACTGGTTTTATAAGAGCAGCACACAGGCATCCAGCAATTATGGCATCGACAAGGACGGACGTGTCGGGATGTATGTGGAAGAGAAAAACCGTTCATGGTGTTCTTCTTCCGGGGCGAATGACCAGAGGGCGATCACGATCGAGTGCGCATCCGATACTACGGAGCCTTATGCTTTCAGGGATATCGTTTATCAGAGACTGATCGAGCTTTGCATTGATATCTGTAAGAGAAATGGCAAGAACAAGCTGATCTGGTTCGGAGATAAGAATAAGACGTTGAATTATTCTCCAAAGAGCGGTGAGATGATCCTGACTGTTCACAGGTGGTTTGCGAATAAAAGCTGTCCGGGAAACTGGATGTATGCCAGGATGGGTGATCTAGCTGAGAATGTGACGAAGGCTCTGCATGGATCGGATTCAGGTTCCGGCAGCGGTTCCGGTTCCGGAGGCAAGGAAACCATAAAGTGGTATCGCGTCCGCAAGAACTGGGCTGACAGCAAGAGCCAGAAGGGTGCTTATAAGATTCTGGATAATGCAAAGAAGTGCGCGGATCAGAATCCGGGATACAAAGTGTTTGATTCAGACGGTAAGGTTGTGTATGAGCCGAAGGAGGCGGAACCTGCTGAGAAGGTATCGTTTCTGGTGAAGGTCAGTATCTCCGATCTGAATATCAGGAAGGGCCCGGGGACGGATTACGCAAGGGTGAAGTTCTGTCCGGTCGGAGTTTATACCATTGTGGAAGTAAAGTCCGGGAAGGGCGCTTCCGCTTGGGGAAGGCTGAAGAGTGGAATCGGATGGATAAGTCTGGATTTTGTGAAGAGAGTTTAAGAATGACGGTCGGTGGAGATTGATTTCTCTGCCGGCCGTTATTTTTTTGTTCTGTCTCCGGTCAAATTCATCATAATTGTCCTTACATAGCTGGGAAGGGAGACCTTCTACGAAATACAGGAGGTGTCACGGGCTATGACAGAAGAAGAGATCAGAAAGAGAAATGAAGAGCGGCGTGCTAAGTTGGATGATGTAAGCCGCCGGAATATGGAGAAGTGTGCTGCTTTCATTGCACGGATGATAGAAAAATATGGTAGAGAGGTGCTGGCCGAGATTGAAGAGGAAGAACGGCAGGCAGCCGCCAAACAGAATTCAGAATCGCCGGTCACAAATTGAGTGTACCGGCGATTTTTTTATTGAAGTTTTTCAAGATTCGTGCTATATTGTAATTCAAGACAGATATACTGTTGTGAGGTGAGCAACCGAAAATGAAAAAGAATAGAAATCGGAAAAAGTGTTACATTTACACACGAGTATCCACGGCTGCTCAGACCGAAGGTTTCAGCCTGGAGGCTCAACAGGAGCGGCTTTATGAATATGCCGAGTATAGAGAATTAGAGATTGTTGGTGATTACTGTGATGCAGGTAGATCTGGTAAGAGTATTAAGGGCAGACCAGAGTTCCAGAGGATGATGGACGATATCATCAGCCAGAAGGATAGCATCTCTTATGTTCTTGTGTTCAAACTTTCGAGATTTGGACGTAACGCTGCGGATGTGCTGAAATCGATGCAGCTACTGACGGATTATGGCGTGGATCTTGTAAGCGTGGATGATGCCATTGACAGTTCTACACAGGGAGGCAGGCTCACTCTAACGATTCTATCGGCTGTGGCTGAAATAGAACGTGAGAATATCACAGATCAATTTATGGCCGGCAGATTACAGAAGATCAGGGACGGCAAATGGTCTGGTGGAGCAGTGCCTTATGGGTACAGAAGCGTAGATAGAGAGCTTACAATAGAACCATATGAAGCAAAGATCGTTAGGAAGATCTTTGATCTCTATATGCAGGAAGATATGGGCGCTACGTCGGTAGCGGTGTATCTGAATGATGAGGGTTATTTGAAAAAGGAAGACGGTGGAGATGACCAGAGACCATTCACATATGACTTTATTGTCAGTGTACTGGACAATCCCATCTACTGCGGCAAGCTGATATTTGGAAGAAGGACAAATAAGAAAGGTCCCGACGGCAAGATCCTAAAACTGGATCCGAAGAACGCCGTAACTGCCAGGGGCGTACACAAGACCATATTGACTGAAGAGGAATGGAATGAAGTTCAGGAGAAAAGAAAGCTTCTGTCAAAGAGAGATTATGAGTTGGATGATCCGGAACGCATCAGTCTTCTGTCAGGATTGGTGAAATGCCCGATGTGTGGTTCTGGAATGATCCATATCAAGAATAAAAAGATTAACAAGAACCACGGCGGCAATTACAAGACTATACACTATTATGCCTGTAATAACAGCAGGAAATCCAATGGCATGACTTGTACTTTCAGGCATACGTATAATCAGGAGAAGATTGATAGCTCAGTTTTTGAAACAATAGGACGACTTGCCAGTACACCTGAATATAAAGCGGCGGTTACATCCAATCTGCAGAATCAGGCCACTGTAGAGCAGTTGGAAGAGAATCTTAAGCAAAAGCGGAAAGAACTGAGAAAAGAGGAACTGCAGAATCGTAAACTTGGAGAGGAACTGGACAGTCTGGATATTCTGGCGGATGACTATGAAAAAAAGTATAATCAGATCCTCCTCGATATAGATGTAGGATATGATAGGATTGAAGAGATAGAAAGAAAGATTCGTTCCATCATGCGAAAACTGGAGTCTCTGAGGCAGGGGTTTAAGGCATCAGAGAATATAGAGAAGATGCTGAAGCATTTCACAAAGCTTTATGAACACATGAGCTGCCAGGAACGTCGTGATATGTACAGACTCTTCATAGATCATATCGAAGTTCTTCCGGAAACACGTAAGGATGGAAAGATGCTTAAAAGCATATCCTTTAAATTCTCTACCGAGTATGGAGAGAATGGCCTGACACCTGAAGGTGATACTGAAGATAATATCTGTTTTACGCTGGACTGCACAAAGCAAGGGCTGACAAAAGCGGAAGCAAAGGCAACATATGCAGAGCTGAAGAAATATATATTTGAGACGAATTCCACAAAGGTTTCATCTCTGTATATTGCTCAGATAAAGCGTAAATATGGAATCGATATGGGAGCAAATTACAATTTGGCAGCCGATCCGGAAAAGCATGTACCGACCTGCCCAGCGGCGAAAGAGCAGATAATCATAGATGCTTTGAAGCATTTCAAGATGCTGGATCCTTCTGTTGAGATGGTGCCAAATAGTGAGGTGGTGGCAAATGAAGGCTAAAAAAGACAAATGTTATATTTATATGAGGGTTTCCACATCAATGCAAGTGGAGGGCTACAGTTTGGAAGCCCAGAAGGAAAGACTTACAAAGTTTGCCGACTTCCAGCACATGGAGATTGTCAGGGAATACTGTGATGCAGGTAAGTCCGGAAAGAATATTACCGGAAGACCTGAGTTTACACAGATGCTGCAGGATGTGGCTAATGACCGTGACGGGGTTAAATACATACTGGTATTCAAACTATCACGTTTTGGCCGTAATGCTGCGGATGTTCTTAATTCTCTTCAGTATATTCAGGATTTTGGTGTGAACCTTATCTGCGTTGAGGATGGTATTGACTCATCCAAGGATTCGGGTAAACTGACGATAACGGTTCTTTCCGCGGTGGCAGAAATCGAACGTGAGAACATTCTTGTGCAGACTATGGAAGGACGTAAGCAGAAAGCCCGTGAAGGCAAATGGAATGGGGGGCAAGCTCCCTTCGGATACAAACTTGATAAAGAGAATGATACCATCATTGTCGAGCCGAAAGATGCTGAAGTCGTTCGTATAATTTTCGATAAGTATGTTCAAGAGGATATGGGGCTGGATTCCATCTGTAATTATCTGAATCAGCACGGCTATACCAAACCGAAAACACGAGCTCAGGAAATTAATTATTTCACCAGAACTTTCCTGGCACGCGTTATTGATAATCCGGTTTATGTTGGAAAGATCGCTTATGGCAAGAGCACTACGGAGAAAGTCAAGGGCACCAGAGATCAGTATCACCGGGTCAAGGTTGATAATCCTCTGATTGCTGATGGAAAACACGATGCTATTATCAGCGATGAACTATGGGAAGCTGCTCAGGCGAAGCGAAAGGAAATGGGCGTAAAGTGGAATAAGACACATAGCCTTGACCACGAACATATTCTTTCGGGTATTATCAAATGTCCGATCTGTGGGACGGGGCTTGCGGGAACCGTCCGAAGGCGAAAGAATAAGAAGAGCGGCGAATACAAAGATGATTTCTATTATCGATGTCTTCATAGAAAGAAGATTGATGACGATAAATTCTGTGACTATAAGCCTTCGTTGAATCAGGATGAACTCAACCATCAGGTCGAAGCCGTGATAACGGATATGATCAATGACGAAAGCTTCATGGGATATATCAAAGACAAGTTGGGTGAAAAGGTTGATGTCAGTGAGTTGGAAGGAGAAAGAGAAAAGCTACGAGGACAGCTTCGACAATTATCCGGAGCGAAGAAGAAACTGACAGATATGCTGGATGCCCTGGATGTAAACGACAGACACTACGATCGAAAGTATCAGGACATGCAGGACAGACTGGATAACCTGTATGACAAGATCAGTGAGATAGAGGATGCAATCCAAGATGTGACAGCGAAGATTAATGCTGCTTATGGAGAACATCTGACAGCACAGGAGCTTTACAAGGTCTTAGAGAATTTTGATGATATCTACTTCAAAATGTCAGACCTTGAAAAGAAGGAGTTCTACCAGAACTTCATAGAAAGCATAACAATATATCCGGACAAAAAGACAAACGAGCGCATCATAGATGAGATCGACTTCAAGTTCCCGATATATTATGATGGACAAGAGGGTAGGGCAATTCGGTTGCTCAACGAAACAACAGTCGAGACGGTGTGCCTCCTGTCCGGGAATTCCTGAAGGGGCGGACCGGAGAACAGGGGCAGAAGATCCGGCACCTTCAGGAATCAGGCGGCGCGGAACAACCGCCTGGCAGGGCGGTACAAAATTAAACGCGAGGAAGAATGAGATGATGATCAAGGATCCGATCAGCGCGACCTTAACGGAAGAGCACGCAGAATTCATGAGCCGGCTGAAGGAGACTGCAGGAGCCCTGTACGGAGAGAACAGGAAGATCACAGACGGCAGTTATGACAGATCGCTGGCAGTCAGGTGCGTCAACGGCACATTCGTCGGAAGGCGGGCGGGGGATATCATTGTGTACAGGGGGATCCCCTTTGTAGGCAGGCAGCCCGTCGGGGAGCTGCGCTGGAAGGCGCCGGCGGAGGCTGTCCCGGACGACGGCATATATGAGGCCTTTTATAACGGGAAATGCGCGCCCCAGAGGGAGATCGAATTCTCATCCGCCTACGTTCAGGGGGAGGACTGTCTGTACCTGAACATCTGGAAGGCGGACGATGGGGCTGAGCGCAGAAAGCCGGTCATGGTATGGGTCCACGGAGGCGGCTTCGAGATCGGGGG